GGGCGCGGCTGTTTTCGTTTTCTGTTTCCTTTTGCATTTCCTTTACTTTTTGCCGTGTGTAAGATAACATACTAGTGCCGCCCCAGGCGTCGTACATTATACCGCCGCACCCTTCGTCGTACGGTACGTCTTTGTGTTGAGCGCTACGGCTTAAAAAACTGTACGTACGTTTTACCGTATCTGCGCTTAAGCTTTGGCGGCTGGCTAACTGCGTAGCACGCCGCCAGCCTACAGAAGTACCACAGCTACTGCCGTTTTCTTCTTTGTACTTTAGCGCCCGTTTTGCGGCGTTACTAGCTGCCTTTGGGTAGTCGTCATACATTGCCGCCCCCTTCGCTTATTTTATCGCTGTAAGCCTCGAAACGGTCGGCTGCTATTACATTTACTGGTACGCGCAAAGTGTCGCCGCCTGGCGCAGTCGGTAGGTTCTCTGCCGCCCTGCATTCGTTCGGCGTAAGTATTCCCGCCTGCAGTAGTGTATTATAGTATTCTGCCCGCGTCTTTATGTCGCCGCGCATTAGGTCGTCTATATTAAAACGAACAAAGTAGCGTGCCCGCTGCTGCGGCGAAAGTAGTTTGTTTTCTACTTCCTGTTCTATACGCCGCGCTATAGGTAGTATAGTGTGTCGCGCGAAGAATATGCCCGCCTGTTCTGTATTGCTGTAAGTCAAATTACCGTCCAGCCCTATAAGCGCGGGCGGCACGTTGTACAGCCGCGCTATATCTTGCGCCGAAAGCTTGCGCGCTTCGATATTTTGCGCTTCGTCAGGGCTTAAGGCTATACGTTCGTACTTAAAGCCTGCAGGCAGTACGCGCGTAAGGTTGCCAGCGCTGCTAGCGTTCCAGCTGTCGCGTACTATATCTAACTGTTCTTTTTTTAGTGGCTGGTCGCTAGATAGTACGCCAGTCATAATACTGCCGTTTTGGAAGTATTCGCTAGCGTAGCTTTCTGCAGCCGCTGCTAGTCCTATAGTTTCTGCGTGCAGTTCTATAGGCGAAGCGCCCAGTAGGTACGGTACGCACAGTATATCGTCGCCAAATACTACGCCTTCTATACCGTCTACTTCGTAGACTGGTGCGCCGTTGTATTCTAATTGCTTTACGTGTTTGGTCGGTAGAAATTCTAGCCGCACTGGTTCGCCCGTATCGGGGTCGCGTACTATCAGTGCGTACCCTTTGCCGTGCAGTAGCATATTAGCTACTAGCTGTTCCCAGAAGTACGAAGCCGTTATACCTTCGTCTGGTTGCTGCGCTAGCATATCGTAAAGCCCTAGTTCTATTGCAGGGGCGCTGCCCGTGCCTTCACGCCGCAGCGTAGTAAGCTGTAGCGTACCTAGTGTACTAGCTATTTTGTATATACAAGCGTAAACAGTGCTTACGCTTAACGCGCGGGTAGCGTCCATATATTGCCCGCTTCGGGTAGCTGCGCTGCGTAGGCTTACCCAGTTGCCACCTGTGTAGGCTATTTGCGCGCCCCGTGTGAATAGTTGCCGTAGTCTTTCAAGCATTACCCACAAATATAAAAAAGCTGCGCTACTAGCCCCTTTATTCGCCTGGGTAGTTCTGCGCTATTCTGTCTACTTCTAGGGCGCTGAAGCAAATACTTAAATCCATATCGTTAAGGGTATATAGTACGTGTAGTTCGTCGTCTACCCTATTTACTTCTGTTACCTGTATTTCTGTAGACGCGTATAGCATCTGTTCTACTTTCTGGTAGTTGTTTAGCGGCATAGACCAAAGATAAAAAAAGCGCCCGAAGGCGCTTCCTTATTTCGTGGTCTACATCCTACCGCGTCCACTACTTTAAGTACTTTTCTGTAAGTGTCCACATATCGCGCGAACCGTACGGGCAGTAGCCTGTACCTAGTGTAAGGTCGTACGCCTTCGCTGCTAGTGTAACTTCTTTTCTGGTAAAGACTACTTCTACTTCTTCTTTCCTTTCGTCGTCTAGTACAATACCTACCAGCGTACCGCCGCGCTGCATAAAGCAGAAGAAGCGCCCAGGGCACTGGTTTACTATAGCCGTTACTGCCTTTTCGTATTTCGTAAGTGTCTGCATTATTCAACGGGTACGAATTTTGAACAAGCCTACCAATTCTGCTTGTGCTGGATGGTCTGCGGCGTGTTTCTCGGCATTTGCTAGACGAAGTGCCATTTTCCTATTTTTTGCCCTCAAAGACAAACTAAAACGCAGTTTCCTATCAGGGCTAGCGTATTCTGCTATATAGTCAACAAAAGAAGGGTCGAATTTACAAAAGCCTTGCAAAGCCTTTGTTACACGTTCCTCATAAGTAAGAACATTTCGGGTTTGTGTTGTAGTGTTCATAGTAGGTAGGTTTTGTTTTGTTTCGTTCTACGTTGTAAAGGTAAGTAAAACTTGTGTACTGTTCTACACAATACAGAAAAAAAATAAAGGGCGGCGGCTAGCGCCGCCCCGTTCTGTTTTAGTCGCACTTAAATACGTCGCGCAAGTTCTGCTGTAAGTGTCGCAAAATTAAGTCTGTTTTTGCGTCGCCGCCGTGCAAGGCTACGCCGCCGCGACTGTCCAAAAAAGGCTGCCAGTTTTTTAGCGGGTCTTCGCCTGGTACTATACGGGGCACTACTGCGCCGCAGCTTTCAAGTTCGTCTGCAGCGTATACCTTACCAAGATTAAAAGCGTCTTCTACCAGGTCGGTAATTTGTGCAGGGGTTAGTTTAATAGTTTGCATAGTGGTAGGTTTTTGTTTTTGTTTCGTTCTACGTTGTAAAGGTAGGGCAAAGTGTGGAAAGAATTACACAATAGCACAAAAAAAAATAGGGGCAACGACGAAAGCCCGCGCCGTTACTGGGCTGCAGGCTTAAATTTTTTTTTCGTTGTAGGGGCGGCGGGGCTTGAACCCGCGACCTTCTGCGTATAAGGCAGCTGCGCTAACCGACTGCGCTACGCCCCTATATAGTATATACCGTTAGCTGTTCGTCTGTCGTTTCTGGTTCTTGTTTCATACTTTCCCCTAGTGCCATAACTAGCGATACTATAGGGTCTATTTTACTTTGCCTTGTTCCTTTGTCGCTTTTGCCTTTGTCTGGCTTAATGTTGCCTGCAGGGTCTGTACGTAGTTCTACGTTCTGCAGCGCCCAGGCTAATACTTTGCAGCCGTCGTGCTTAAGCTTGCCGCTGCGTACTAGTACTTCTAGCTGCTTTGTAGGCGCAGACATTGAAACGAACCCCTGCCCGTAGGGTACTAGGGGCGCGCCGTCGTTTGTTAGGTCTATAGCTATTTGCGTACTGTTGTACCTGTCGTAAGCTATCTTTTTTACTTCGTGTTCTGCTAGCAGGTTTGCAGGGTCGTACTGTTCGCCAGTAGGCGTATAAGTTACGCCCGTTAGCACCTTGCGTATACTAGCGTAGTCTGTTACGTTACCTTCTGTTAGTATGAAGTTATCTTGTTCGGCAAAGCGCCCGTACGGGTGCGAAGGGTCAGAAAGTAGCACGGCGTCGTACGTATCTTTTGGCAACCAGTAGTACCCGCGCGCGTGGTATACGTCGTCTTTTTGGTACAGCAGTACTAGCGCTGTAAGGTCGCTTACGCTGGCAAGGTCTAGCCCGCCAAAACAAGGCAGCCCCGTTACTTCGGCTTTTTCTTCGTTTGCTGCCCAGGCTTCGGCAGGAATCCAAGTTTTAGAAGCGCTTACCCAGGTATTTAAGTGCTTTATTTTAAATTCTGTTTGATAGCTGCCGCCTATATTTTTTGCCTGTACGTACTGCTTCTTTAGTCCGTCTAGCGTTACCGTAGCGCCTAGCGACGGGTTCGCCTTCTTCCAGTTTCGCTGCGTCTTCCAGTCGTCGCCTTCATCTAGTTCGAATATCATACCAAACTGTGCAGGGTCTTTCTTTACGCCGTCTAGTATTTCTTTTACCGTCTTCTGCAGCTGGTAGCACGCGCCCTGGAAAGTGCCCGCCGTAGTTATAGTAAGGTGCAGCGGGTTTTGTCTAGCCTGCATAGAAGACCGTAGTACGTTGCTTACGCTGTCGTCCCTGTGGAACGCGTATTCATCTATAGCGCAGAAGCTAGCGTTAAGACCGTCTAGGCTACGGCTGTCGCTGCTTAAGTAAGTTATACGCGCGTCGTATCTAGGTACGTAAACTTCGTGCTTACCTACTTCGCAAACGCCGCGAAGCGCGCGGCTTCTAGTTGCCATACGTGCAGCTTCTTCGAAGCCTATACGCGCCTGGTCGCGCTTTGTAGCAGCAAAGTAAATTTGCCCTGCCTGTTCTTCGTCGAATATCGCCGCCGCTAGCGCGCAGCCTGCTATTAGCGTAGTCTTCCCGTTCTTACGCGCTACACTTACGTACCCGTAACGAAAGCGGCGGCTGCCGTCTTTATTGTACCAGCCGTACAAGTTCCACAAAATAAACTGCTGCCAGGGCAAGGGTTCGAACGGTTGCCCGTCGTACTGTCCTACAGTGTGAACTAGCCCACGCCTAAAAAATTCTATATACGCGCGCGCTGTCGCTTCCCGAAATTCCCAGCCGTTTTTGCTGGCTGTCTTCAGGTCGTCCAGGTAGCGCACGCAAGCTAGGCGGGCGTACTTGCCCGTAACTATTTTACCTGCTACTACCTTTTCCGCGTACTTGTGCGCGGCGTGCTTCATTTGCTAGATAGCAGGTTATCTAACAAACTTTCTTCGCCTTCTACCTGCGTTACTTTATTACGGGCTGCAGGCGTTAAACCCAGGTCGCGCAGTATAGTAAGGTAGCGCGTTCGCGCGTCTACTAGTTGCTGGTGCTGGGGTCGGTGCTTGTGCATTACTTCGCCTGTTCTGCTTATTGCTTCGTACGTAGTGCCGTGCAGGTCTATATACTGCTGTAGTATATCTATTTCAGCGCGCACGTTTGCGGCAAGTTCTAATAGTTCCGTATCTGCTTCGGCGTGCTTGTTCGCTTCCCGTAGGTAAGCCGTTAAACGTTCGTAGACTTTCTGCGCTGCTTTATTCATCTGCTAAAGGTACACTAAAGTACACAGCCAAAAAAAGC